TGTCTCTTCTTCATATCTGTCTCAAGATATGACTTGTCAGCTTTCTCAACCAACTTAAGGAGAAGAGTCTTTACATTCAGTGACTCTTGTGCGACCAACTGATTATGAGTTCTCTCGATTCTCTTCTCTTGATTGAATCTTGCAGACCATGACTCTTGGAGTCTCTTATTGTTTCTATACTTTGTAAACTCTTCAAGAGCAACAGTTGATGCCTTGGAGTCAATGACTTCAAATGCTTTGTTCAAGGACTCACAAAGTCTGTCAATCTTTTCCTGTCTTCCCTTGATGTTTGACTCAACGAACATCTCACTGAAGATTGTGTGTGCAGAGTCAACAGAGTAACCCTTCTGGAACATTTCTTCCAGCACACTTTCTACAATCTCGTCAAGATCCGATTGAGTCAAAGATGAGAGATTCATTTCAGTGATCTCATCTCTTCCAGAAGTCAATGCTTCTTTAGCTTCGGTGTTATGGACAGCCGAATAGGCTTCCATAAAGTTACGCACTGATGAAGACATCTGTTTACAATTTACTTTTTCTTATCTTTATTTATGTCTCTTCCTGTTTCCAGACCAATTGATGTGCCATCTTATCCCTCAATGCGTTGATTCGTTTCTCATCAAAGTGGGCAAAGTTGGGATACTTCTCTACCTTTTTATAATAGTGAAGTGAATTGAGGATGATGGTGTAATCCTCCATACTCAAATCAAACTTCACAGTTTACCACCAACGATACCATTATTGATGACCCTCACAGATCCAGGTGGCCAACCTTCTTGTTCACACTTAAGATGCCATCGTGTCATATCTACAACAGCTTCTTTTGTGAGACCCGTCAACATCTTCCGTCCCTCTTGGGTCATTGTACTCCACAGACCAAATCGAGTCTCCCAAACGTAAAACGTTTCGTCAATTAACTCGGCGTCGGATTCCATGTCTAGAACGGCGTTTAGTTTCTTGATGTTCTCGTCAGTCGTTTCTGTCATTTTCAATCCACTCATCAATTTGTTTTTGGGTAGGAACAATGATTCGGAAAGCAAGTCCTTCCTCCTCAAACTCCTCATTCATCTTTTCGTATGTCTCAGGTGTAATCTTTTCAGACATCGTACTTTGTCCACAACTTACGAATGTTTTGTGTAATGGGTACACCACCAATGTAAGTCTCTAAGAGTTCTCCTTCCTCATCAGCAATGACAAGAACAGGTGTAGCAGTCACACCATACTTCCTTGCGAGTTCAATATTCTCTTCAGGAATGGGTTCATCACTTACGTCTTCAAGATAAATCTCTTGAATAGAACTCTCACGGGGATCCTTAAGAGCATTAATATATCTCTTGACCAGACCACATGGTCCGCAAGATTCTTTTGTAAACATTAAAAATTTAGTCACGTTGCCTCCAATCATCTGGTTTATCTTGTCGGAACCAATCGATAATTTCATCGGCACCATCGAACCCCGTTTTGTAGTTGGATGGATCGGGGTCACCTAAACCCATCCTATTCATAAAATCATCGATAGTACCCTCTTGAATATCTTGAGAGTTCTGTCTTCTTGCTTTCTTCAACATTTCACGGGCAGTTGTATTAGCCTTTGATAACTTCTCTGCCCAGATCATGTCATCCAATTTAACCTCTTCACCATTTGCGATACATTTACAAATGAACTCAAGCCGAAGCCGATATTGAGTCGAGAGCATATGATTTTTCTCTTTTGAATATTTATTCTTCTGATGTATCTGATTCGTCTTTCTTATTAAAACCGAAGGGTCCTGTCAGTTTTTCATCAAGAGCAACCTTGAGAGCCACACCACCAAGAGTTTCCATGACCCTAAGGATGTCTTCCGCCTTGGCATCTTCACCAAGTTCTTTGGCAACATACCAGTACTTGGGCCAGAATGATTCACCAGCTTTTTGATAATCTTCGAGAGTAAGTAGTTTCATAATTTAGATAGAACTTCTTTGTAAATGTTTTCGGCGATTGCCTTCATCATGAGGGGAGGTACCATTCTACCAACTCTTTCAGTTTGTTGTGAGTGAGAGCCAGTAAGAATGAAGTCGTCAGGGAGAGATTGAATGCGCTTAAGTTCTGGAACAGAAAGAACTCTGTCTTCCTTCCAGTGTATCAGACCACCACTTGCTGTCAAGGTCGGAGAGGGTTTATAGAATGATGCCCTCTTCGTATTGAAACAATGACCTTTCTCGTGGTAGTCCATGCCAGATAGAATCTTTTTAGGATCCTTTGGCATCTTACTCACAACTTTTTTGTAGATACCACTCTTTAACATATGTTCAGTCAGAGACTGAATGTTCTCGGGGTCGTTTTCTACACCATCAATGATATCACCAATGGTTGTGTCTTTAGATGATGTAGGAGGAAAGAGTGAAGATACTGTGAGTACATTCAAACCAATCTTATCTGCGATGTCCTGACGAACCGCAATAAAGATAAGTCGTTCTCTTGCCTGACCTACACCATAGTGAGATGACTTCATCACTTTTGATGTGACGAGATAACCAAGATCCTCAAAGGCATTGGTAATCTTAGCATAATAAGTCTTTGCCTCGCCAATTGTCAATCCCTTGACGTTCTCAGCAACGATAACTTTTGGTTGAATACCTTTGGCTACACGGATAAATTCAAAGAACAGGTCTTCAATGTTCTCAACTTTCTTACCATCTGAATAGTTTTTTGTCTTACCCCAACCATCAGAGTGTTTAGAACCTTCACCACGACACATTGATCCTGCCACCGAGAATGCAGAACATGGTGGTGATCCATCAAGAATATCGAGTTCTCTAGGTTTCAGTCCTGTGATCTTAAGAAAGTCACCACCAGTCAACTGTTTGATGTCGTCGGGAACAATCGGTGTTGACGGATAGTTAGATGTATATGTCTTTCTTGCCTCTTCTACAAATTCATTGATACAAAGAATCTTACCACCCGCAAGACGATAACCTGTGGATGAACCACCCCCACCAGCAAAGGTTGAAATCACGGTGAACTTTGATTTAGCCTCACCGTCGTATACGTCCTGTAAGTTATATGGTAATTTCATGTGAACTTATTCTTATACTGTGTAGTGTAATATGTTTTTGGATTTTCGACAACATCTTCGTACAAAGACTTAATACCCATACCATCTTGAAAGGCAACCTTCTTTCTATCAATAATATTATCAGGAAGTTCTCCTCTGAAAGCTTCTTGGAGGATTGCTTTGGGTCTTGACTTACCATCCCACACTTTATCTTGACTCAGACCAAGTGCGTTTTCAACCAATTGTGTATTCAGGAAAGGGAGACGACATTCGATCCCATACTTCATGAAGATCTTATTACATCTTGCAAAGTTCTTCCGATGTTGTGATCCGAATAATTCAATTCGATAGTTAGTCCAACCTTTATCTTTGATACCATGATAACTCATACCATAGGATGCCCAGAGTTCATCACTCCCTTCACCTGACATAATTACCTTGAATCCATCTTCATGGATTCTTCTGGCAAGTTGAACACACGGATACCCGATTTCAACTTGTGCCTTGTAAGGCATCTCAATAGTATTGATTACATCATTGATGTCATCGACTGATGGAGGAGAAACTTTAACCTCTCTCAGTTCGACTCCCAAATATTTAGCAACTTCTCTGGCAGACCTTAAATCCTTCGAGTTCTCATCATGGACTGCGGTGTATGTAACCAGGTTAGGAATGTGTTGTGATGCGATGAGTGTAGTGATGGCAGAGTCAATACCTCCAGACAGGAGACAAGCTACGGGCACATCAGACACAGTTCTCTCGTATGAACCTTGTTCAATATTGTCTCCGATACACATCTGCGATTCAATTTGATTCCATGAAGATGTATCAGTGATACGTTCGTAGATGTTGTACCACAGTCCCTCCGTAACCCTATGATCTGATGTGACCGTAATATACCCACCAGGTTCCAACATCCGAATGGTCTGTCCGTTCTCTCCAAGTGCCAGAAGTCCCTTAATCTCCGAACAAAAACTAAACGATGGGAACAGACCACTCGTCAATGAGTAATGAAGAGGTACCTCTCCATGTCTATCCCTGACAATGGTGATTGACCCGTCACCCTGAGTGAATGCAATGGCAAACATTCCCTCAACCATTCTCAAACCCTTGATACCATACTTATCCAAGATTGCACAAAGAACCTCAGTGTCACCCGAAGTTTTAGTTTTGATATTGAGTTTTTTTCTCAGTTCCTTGTAATTCCAGATCGTACCATTAAAGATCATGGTAGTTCTACCATAGACAAATGGTTGATTGGAATCACTACTTGTATCAATAATAGACAAACGGACATGCCCAAAATAGACATTATCCGTTTGAATGATTCCTTGATTGTCTGGTCCACGATGAGCAATGGCATCGAGACCCTTTTCGATTTGTGGGAGGTCAAATCCTCCAACGATTCCACACATTACTTAATTGCGATAACTCCAACAAACTGATGGTTTCTCCAGAAGATCTGACAGTCTCTGAACCCAGCACACCATATCATAGACTTGAGTTCTTCCCAAGTATTTGGTTTCAACATATCACGTAGTTCTTTCTCCTTGTCCATGATCTCATCTGCAGTGAATGATTTTCTTTTATAGTCATAGTGGTTGAATGTCAGTAGTTCTTGAAAGAACGCATTCTCACACATCAACTTCTCTGCAAAGATGAATGCCCCACCTTCATTCAGACCCTCATAAATTTTATTGATTGTATCTTGACGAGTAGTCTTTGGCATGAACTGAAGAGTGAACAATGATGTCACCAGAGAACAGTTTTTGAACTCATAGTTGGTGACATTACCACGAACAAAATCCAGAATCGCCCAAGGGTAGTCTTTACGGATCTCTTTGTATCTCTCATCCAAGTCATCATAGAACCCACCAGCAAGTTCAACACCTACATATTGAGTTTGTTTACGAGACTGATTATTGGCAAGGATCATCTTGGTCAGTTTACCAGTAGAACAACCCACATCAACGACTTTGGTATGATCTTCTACGAAGTATCGAGAGAACGATACAGTGTCATCGAGAAGGTTTGAGTACCCCCGAATAGATTTGTCGATGTGATTATCGAATCCTTCTGGTGAATGTGCGAAGGAAAAGTCGTATGTCATTTTTTAATATACTTATTGTGATTAATGTCTTTGAATAGATGTTTAATCTCTTCAAACTCAAGGACGTACATCTTGGATTCTGTCATCCCCATACTACGCATTTTATTGAATCTGTGTTTTCCGTCAATAAGTTTGTATTCTTTGTTGTATGGGTTAGGCATGTTGTGAACAACAATGACTGGTTTATTGATGTTACACAACTTATGTTTAACTCCATTACAACAAATACAGTTATCCAATGACAAATCAGGATACAAAATTTCAGACGTATGAATTACTTTGTCAAAACAAATAGTTTGTAATATTTCGGGAACTAGATATTCCTCAATGTACTTAAGAAAAAGAACAGAATCACAATCTGGTTTTATACGCCAGTCTTCAGCTCTATCCTCCCAGATACCATCATCAAATAATTGACAGATGTGTACCTGTTTCACTTCCCAACTCCGTAGTCTGGTGCTGCTTCCTCCTCAAGCTTTTGAATTTCTTTTGCAGCTTCTTCGAGTTCAGCCTCGATCTGAGTATCCAATGAACCGATGACTTCACGAATGTCAACGATACGTGGAGGAACACATTTAGGATCGTATGTGTAAATACTCTGTTCTTTATATAGCACCTGACGAATGGATGCTGCTTGTCTTACATCTAATTCTAGTTTAATCACAGGTCTCCCTCCTTACGGTTTTCAGAATAGTGAACATCAAAGGTACCCTCAGGATATCGTGCCGACAGTTTCTCAACATTCATCTCAAGAATCTCATCGAATGAAATGTCCAGAGCCATACATGCTTGAGCAACATACCACATGATGTCACCGAGTTCACGTTTCATGTGGAAGACATTCTCTTCAGTATATGGTTTACCTTGAAGGAAGATCTTCTTCACAACCTCAGTAAACTCACCAGCCTCTGCACTGATACCAAGAGCAGCAGTGAGAAGTTGAGTGACATTTGCCTCATCATGCATCTCAAGATGAGTCAGTCGAGCAGACAGGGTTGGCCAATCAAGACTTTCTTGACTTGTAGTTTGACGAACAAAGTCAATATATTTTTGCGGATCAATGGTCATAGTTCAAGTTCTTTTAGTTCAGATTGGGGAAGATTTTGTTGAATAGGGATCTCCTGACCCTCAATTTTGATTGTAGGAAGTGCAAGAGGTTCTTCAACAGATGTTGCTTGTACTTCTACGGTTTGTGGTGAATTTGGTAGAAGAATCTTGGAGTATATTGCATCTGGATAGATCTCTAACATACGTTCTACATCTTTCATTGTACCACAATGAACTTTCTCAATTCCATTAGGATGATCCTTGAATTTAAGTTCATAATAGTGTGGCATTTCCGACTTCACTATTGCAGGTTCACTCTTTCGTAGTTTCATCAGAATTTAAATCCGTCAAAGGACTTCTTGGGTTTTTCATCATAACTATACTCCTCTTCTTGTTTATTGTCAAGGAGATCGTTTTGTGCAACCTGTTCACAATCGAACAGTCTCATCTTGGCACGATCAATACCAACAACAAATCTCTTGTAGATGCTGAGATCATTGTATCTATTCTTCAACTGTTTCACAAGTATCTGTCCCAGGGATTCAAGTTCCTCGGTAGAAATAAGGGCAAACATAAGATCAGCAGTAGCAGGGAGTCCAAAGGACTCACTTGTATCAGTAAGCTCGACATCAGAGCTACCATAACCAGAACGAGTGGTCTGCGTGGCAGATACGATAGGGACGTTTGCTTCGCAAGCCAGTCCTCTAAGTTCTTCTGCAATAGACTTAATAATCGTATATGAATTAACATTGCTGCCTCCCCGATACCTAGAGGAAGCACAAATATTAAGGTAATCAATGAAAATAATGTCAGGTCT